GCCATAGCCGCTGCCGCTGCCTCCACCCCCGCCGGTAGCCGGTTCGTCGACTGGGTCTGTGGGGTCTTGCACCTCGCCATCGACCGGCAGCAGCAACATATCCGCTGTATGCACACGATCATCTTCGACCACTCCGGATACAGTGAAAGTGCGCACGCCAGAAGCGTCTGCGCTGTTGCGTATAGACAGGACTCGAAGAACCACCGGGTAGGCTGTGCCTGCGCCTATCAGGTACTTGGTGCGCTCCCGACTGCTGTCGTCGACATAAAGTGGATCAGTAGGGTAAACAGCGAACTGCACGCTGTACTCGTCAGACCCTGGCGTGATCGAGTATGGCTGGCCTAACGAGCCATCCCGCTGCAAAAAAGAGATGTAGTGGGCCTGACCGGAAACCCAGGATGGGGGCTCACTCAGGGTTGCCACCAACGTAGTAGGGTTGAAGTCAACCAGATCCCCACCCTTCCCCCAGCCCGGGAGAGAAGGCGAGAACACCACAGCGCTACCAAAGCTCGGGATCATCCCCTCCAGCTCGGTAGCGAATGTCGCGTACTTCCTGCGATAGTAGGCATTGCTGATGTGGTACAGCCCTTCGCGCTCAGCCTGCTTGGCACCAGTAACGCCGAAAAGACGCAAACGCTGCGGTCTTACTGGCGTAACGACACCAGGAGCAGGCACAAGAATCTCAGTCCAGTCCCATCCCCGGTTATCCCAGTACTCGACGATCACCCCGTCAGGTGTTGACTCATTGGCAAACTGGTACTCGATGCTGAGCGATCCAGGGTTGATGTTCCGGGCTGAGAAGGCTGTGGCAGGCAGATCTCGAAGCTGGTCCCGACTCACCGTCATCAGCGTATTGCGTCTGAACGCAGCAGCCCGGCCAGCCTGGGCGATCATCTGGTCAGCCTGGCTGCTGTCATAGGTCTGGTCAAACACCCCGTCAAAACGATCTTGCCGAGCGTCCCAAACCAGCGACAGGTTGTACAGAGTTTCCAGATCGCACCTGGAATCCGCGTACCCATCGCCATAGACCGGGTTGGTCCACTTGTCAGCAAGCGCCCAAGCCGGGTTGCGGGTTTCCTGCAAGGCTGTCCAGCCCGTGCCCGGGGCCCACTTGCGCAGGAGCCGGCGTGAAATGACTGATATCTTTCGCTGGGTCAACCCGCTGAGCTGCTCCGAAGCGCGCATGACAACTTCAATGTGTGTGGCTGTGGCACACAGAGGAGCTGCCGCCTGCAAGTGGCAGCGCAAGCCGATCCACTCCAGCGTGTTGGCCACACGGCTGTTGTCGTCGAAAGGGTTGGTGCGGATCAGCCGAATCTGTGCGCGGCACGGGCTGGGTAGCGTATAGGTGTAGGTCCTGCGAATTGGCTCCGTCTGCGCGGCTGTCATTGACTCGCTGGCCAGGACTGTCCAGGCGCCAGGTGTATCGACAGTTGAGCCTGTACCGAAGTCATCGACAGCCCGGTACTCGATACGCCATGCGACTGTCTTGTTCTCAGGCTCGCCAGTGGTGGAGTTGTAGGTAGCAAGTCCTCGGCTGAACCCAATATCGATGCTGATTTTCGTGGCCTTGGTCTTTGGGCGGCTGCCGATGAAAGGGCCGGTATAGCGAGCCTCCAGTACTTCGTTGCCCGTCACCTCAGGGGCATTGACGATGTTGGCTTCCACTGATGTAGGCAGCGTACCGGGCGGCAGTACTGCCTTGACGACCACATCCTGGAAGTTGTTGATGTTCGTGTCGTCGATATTGATCGACTCGATGGTGTATTCACCCTGCCCAAGGCAAAGCAGCGCGTTGTAGTACTGGTCATCGTTGGAGTCGTACTCCGAGTAAGGCTCCGCGGCAAAGCTGGGGAACGTCTTGTTCCGGCCGTAAAGAACCGGGATAGGATCGTCAAGCCTCGACTGGTTGCCTGAGAGATTGGCCGTGTAGGTAGTCGAAGCTGAACCTCCACCGAAGCCTTGGGCGTCTGGCGCACTGACAGGCACCAGGGCGTTCACCAACGTAGTGGCAGCAAAGATCGAAAGGGCTTGAGCGCCCGACTGTCCGAGAGCGGGAAAAGCCTTGAGCACTTCAGGCGCACCGAACTGCACAGCCACGTAGATAGCTGCGATCATCAGCAAGGTTCGGCCTACATCAGACCCGCCACCGCCACCACCCTGCGGGTAGACGTAGAACTCGACGCGCTGACCAGGCAGTACAGGACGCTCCCAGTCCTTGCGCAAAATCCACTGCCCATCCAAGCGGCAGATAGCCGGGAACTTGCCCTTTGGATCGAGATCCTTGATGAGTGTGCCAGCCAGTACGGCCTGAGGCCGAGCCTCCTGCGGAACCATCGGGTTTTCCACAACCACACACGTGGCGTCTTTTGTCAGTTGCTGCACGAGAGCCTCCAGGCCTGCTTGTTCCGGTAGCACACCAGCGTGTGCATGGGCTGCCATACGACAGAGCCCTTTGCGTTGTTACCTGCCGCGTGCAGAAGCCCAAGGCCTTCAGCAGTGCGTAGGGCTACGCCAACATGCCGACCTTGAAAGTTCTCCATCGTGACAATGTCCTCGTCCTGAATCTCACCGCCCACTCGACGGGCCCGAGTAGCTCGCACAAAAGCCGCAAGCTCCACAGCAGTACCGCCAGCGAGGTCGTAGTCTGGTAGCGCCAGCCCCCTGCGTTCCCTAAAGTAGTAGCGCACCAGACCGATGCAGTCAAACTCAGTCGGGCCCGAGGCACCTGCCTTGTACGGGGCGCCGATGAGCGGGGCTGCCCAATGCTTCACTGAACCGCCAGGCCGGGGTACTCGGCACGAGTGAACAGTTTGCGAGGGAAAGGCTGATTCGCCGGGTCGCCAAAACCAACTTCAAGGCTCACCCGTGTCTCAGTGACACTGCCCGTGCGCACCACCGCACGAGCAGGAGGCATGACGGCAGGCGTTGTCGTGTCATCGCTGACGTACACACGCTCGATGACTTCGACAGGCTCAAGGCTCAGCAAAGCCAAGTCCAGCTTCGACACGAGGACTGAGGACACCCCGTCCATCTCCAGTCGCAGTAGAGGCGTCGAAGCCTGGTCAGACTCTTCGAACCCTTCAGACTTCAGCCCAGCAAGCGGGGCGAAGGTGATAGTGACCCCGTCCTCATCCTTGGCTGTGAACTCATCGTGGTTGCAAACCACGAGAGCCCGCTCAGTGAAGGCGGAATGCACGAACTCGTAGGTCAGCAGTACAACCCGCTCCACAGGCGCGTAGGTTGCAGCTTCGCGCAGAGCTTCGCTCATACTGACGCCGTGAATTGCCGGAGAGAAAGAAGTAGCCATGCTCAAGTCCCAAGGTGCACAGCTTCAATGGTGGCTGTGAAGGTGCTGACCACGTCCAGAAAGTCGGGATCGTTCGCCACCAGGATGGTCAAGGTCGCCGACTGAGTTACGTTGGGGTCCAGCCAAGAGGCTGTCATAACCCAGGAAATGGCATCAGTAGTGTTGAACTGCCTGCTGACCCCAACGGCTGGTGATAGGGCAGAAGCATCGCCAGAATCCAGGGCCGCCTTCACCCACCTTCCAGCAGCTACCCCAGCAGTAGCCGGGGAGTAGAAGTAATCGACCAGGGCGTAGGCGAGCGTGTGCTCCTTCGTGTAAACCGCCCCAGTAGGCAGGAGCCTAAGCTCTGCTGTGACGTTCTGTTTGAAGGGAGCGTAATCGGCGTATACAAACACCGCTGCAGGGTTTCGGTAACCGAGGCTACTGCTCGCTGTCGTCGAACAATCGAGGGCTGCCGCGAACTCGGCAGTGAGGGCTGGCACGTCGAGTGTGTAAGCATCCAGCCCTGCAGAGAACTCCGCAGCAAGTGCTGCCGAGGACCCCACTATCGAGTAGCAGTCGAGGGCCGCGGCAAACTCTGCCAGCAGCGAGGGATTGGCCAGCGCTCCAGAAGTCTCCGTGTCAAGCCTCGCCAGGAACTCTGCCGAGAGCGCAGCTCCTTCGTTGACAAGCACAGCAAGCCCCGCAGAAAAGTCTGCTGACAGACCGTAGGCATACCCACCCTCCAGCTGCACACCGAGCCCGGCCAGGAACTCTGCTCCCAGTGAAGACAGCGTAGGCAGGCTGTCCGAAGGCGTGCCCTTGAGGCGCAGCTCCAGGCTAATGAGGTGCGTAGAACCCTCCTGGTGGTCCACTGTGAATGATAGGCAGTGCGCCTCCCAGTACTCGACACCAGCACCAACCTTGGCTACCTTCGCTGTGAATGGCTCAGACCCGGCCTTGAGGGTGTTCTCGTGCCAGTCCACGAAAATCTCAAGCTGCGCCTGCGTCACTTCAAGCTGCGCCTGCAGCCTGCGTGGCGTGGAGGTGTACAGCCGGCGCCTGCGCTCTGTGCCCCCCTGGCGCTCAACCGCCCCATACAGGGGCTCTGGCGTAGCCGTATGCCCCGCGGCCTTGAAGTCAGGCAGCGTGGGGGGCAGCAGCAGTTCTGGGAGGGCCATCAGTACCTCGGCATGTTCTTCTTGCTGGACACAGACTGCATACTCTTGCGGACAGCCCCGCCACGGTTGATGTCCTTCGCTGTCGCGTTGAGCACCACCCGGATCAACTCGCTGCCGTCAGGCTGGGTCTCACGGCTGACCTTGGGCTCGGCGCCACCGTGGTTCTCGATCACGACCGAGGTCTTCGCCACGACCTGCTGGCCACCGCCGCTGCCGCCGTGCACACGCACCCCCAGGTCCCCACGAGGCCCACGGGACAGGGGCATGATGGCTTCTTCGCCAGCTTCGCCGGCTACGCCCAAGTTTGAGCCTCCTGCGCCGAACCGGAAGAAGTGCGGCGAGGAGATGACGGAGTTGCTCGGCAGGCCGCCGTTGGCGAAAGCGTAGAGGCCGTTGCGGAAGGCGTTGCCGTTGGCATTCAGCCCCAGCACGTCGATGTACTCGCCACCGCCACCACCACCCGAGCTGGCACTGAACAGGCTCGACACGAAGCTGCCAATGCCTGACGAGCCACCGGAGGCGAACATTGAAGCCAGGCCGTTGCCGACCTGCACGAAGAGCTGCCAGAAGTCGTTGCCCAGGCCGAGCAGTCCGTTGCCCACGTCCTTGGTGATAGTGCTCAGGCCTTCGAACGCTCGGCGCAAGTCAGTACTGGCCTCGCCTGTCCCAGGTCGCACTTCCGACACCGGCTTCAGCAAGCTGTCGAACACGCTCTCACCGGCCTTGGCCAGCGGAGCGGCGATGAACCGCTTGTACGTGATGTCGGCCAGCGTCTGCTGGAACAGTTCGCCGAGCGAACGGAACGTGAGCTTGCCGTTGGTCAGCCAGTCTGCCCACATGGTGCGGCCACGATCGATCCAGCCGGTCATGAACTCGTCGCGGTCCTTGATGAGCTGTTCCTTGACACCCTTCCAATCGTCGAGCTGCTGCTGCCAGACACCACCAACACGAATCGGGTCTGGAGTCTTGGGCAGGTCTGGTAGGGTAGCCAGGCCGAGTGGCTTCAGCATCTCCTGATGCTTCCTGGCCGCGCGAGCCCTGGCCAGCTCTGTCCGGAACGCGATATCGCGTTCAGCCCGCTCAGCCTCTGTGGCCAGCTCCGCTACAGCTGTTCGTGCCTTCGGGGTGTTCCCCATGGCGGCGATCAGGGCCTTGCTGTTGTCGACGAACTTCTTTAGGTTCTCCAGCTCAAGGGTGTGCAGCTTCTCTGCAGCATCGACCTTCTGTTTCTCGTACTGGGTGACAGTGGTGTACTTGGCCGCATGCCAAGCCTCGATCAGCTGGTCCTCCTGGCTCTGTGAGCCAGTGATGAACTGTTGCCGAAGCTGGTACTCACGGCGCACTGCCGCGAAGCGCTGATCGATTGCGGCCTGCTCGGCTGCTTCACGCTTGGCCCGTGCGGCTTCTTCACGGGAATTGTCAATGCCTTCAGTGCCGAAAACCTTGTTCTGGGCTACCACCAGAGCGGCATTTTCTGCAGACTTCTGGCTTACCGCCACGGTACCTTCGGCTATCCTGCGGCCGTAGTCATACATCTCCCGGCCGATCTTCTCCATGTCACTGCGAACCCGGGCAAGCTCCGCAAGGTTGCTCTCCCTCACGTTCCCTACAGCCGGAGAGGCGAGTAGGAACTTCTCGCGCTTTTGGAGCCGGGTGTACTCGTCTTCCAGCTGGCCAAGGTCGTCTGAAGCCGCAGGCTTGCCTGAAGCTATGGCTTCCAGGCCCAGCTTAACTCGCAGCTTGTTGTTGACATCGTCGAGTCTCGACGCCTCGTCCGTTAGAGACTTGATGACGATGTCATTACGCACCCGGGCCGCATCCAGTTCCCCAGCGCTAGCTTGGGCTGAAGTGATCTGGTAGATCGACCACAAAGCAGTAAGCGCGCCAACCGCAATGCCTACTGGGCCAAGGAAAGAAAGCCAGGCTGTCCTGGCAGCAGTAGACGCGGTGCCGGCGGCTGCCGCTGCAACCCCGCTGGCCACAGCGTTCTGGTAGAACAGGGCTGTACCGGTACCCACGAGGAGGTTCACAGCCGCCATGCCTACTGAGGCGCCCTTCCACACAGCGTAGCCGAGTGCAAGGTACTTCAGAAGGTCTATCTGCTCGATAAGGAACACGCTGAGGTTGCCTACAGCCGAGGCAAGACTCGAAACCGTGCCCACGAACTGATCGCTACCGAACGCCTCCTTCATCCGGGCAGTAATGACCATGATGGTCGGCTCGATGGCTTTGAAAGCCTCGAACAGCGCAGTCTGGAAGCTGCTGGCAACAGCCTTCATCTGGTTCTGGGGCGTAGCTGACAGCTGGGCCGCAGAAATCGCCGCAAACCCAGGCGCTCCTTTGATGGCCTGGCTGATCCTCTCCAGCTCTGTCTCAACAGTACTGCCTGCTTCCTTTGCCTTGGAAGCAAATGCCTCCAACAAGGCCACAAGCGACTTTGCGCCCCGCTCGTTGGACATATCCTGGATCGCGCGCTGGTAGGCTTTCGCGTCCTTCGGTGACAGCGCTGCGTTCAGATCCTTTACGATCGTCAGCAGAGGCTTCATGCCACCAGTGGCAGTGTCGATAACCTCGACACCTAGCTCCTTCATCGCCCGTCGCGTATTGCTCGATGCCCCAGACAGCTCGGAGTACATCTGCCGAATCGAAGTACCAGCTGCGCTGTTCCGGATACCGACGTTGGCCAACAACGCCAGAGCAGTAGCCGTGTCGTTCAGCGAAACCTTGTACTGCTGGCCAACCACTGATGAAGTACGGAACGACTCCATCATGCCGTCCACGCTCGACATCGAGATCGCGGCAGCCTTGGACATCGCGTCACTGACGAGCCCGAACTGCTCGGCCTGGTAGCCATAGGCAGTACCCACAGCGACGATGGCAGAGGCAGACTTCTCGATCGTGGTCTGGCCGACAACCGCAAGATCCAGGGCCGGTTTGATCGTGGAGGTCACCTGGGTTGCCGACAAGCCGGCCAGCGAGAGAACTCGCATGGCCTCGGCAACTTCACGCGGCCCGAATGGGCCGTTGGTACCGAGGGCGACGAGCTGCTTCTCCAGCCCTGCTACAGCCGTAGCCGACTCTTGGCTAAGGATTCGAACAGTCTCCAGGTCCTGGCGCACATCCGCGCCGACCTTCAAACTCTGCACGAAGCTGTGGCTGATTGCCGCGCCAGCCAGTAGAGGCATGATGCGCCCCCACGTCAGGAACATGGCGCCGAAGCCACTGGCCAGGCCACGAGCTGCGCTGTGCGCATCGCTCATGGAAGCGCTCAGCAGGCGGAACTTGGGCGCGGCCTCGGCTGCCTTGTTGCCGCTGGCACCGACCTGCGTGTGAACGGCAGCCTGGGCCTGCGCGAATGTAATACCTTGGGCAGCCGCCAGCGCCATACTGCCGTATGACCCACCGACAGCTTCAGCCCCGATACCCTGGTCAAGCCTGGACCTGGCGTTAAGCACCGTGCGCGCCTGGGCGCGTGGGCTCATGGCCAGGTACTTGGCGTCAAGTACCTTCTGCGCAGCATCTAGCTTGGCGGCATGGGCCAAGACGGCAGCAGCCTCAGCCTCAGCCATCTCTCGGCGCTTGGCCACAAACTTGGCCAGACCTGCGGACATCTCCTGCAGTCGAGCAGCCTGTGCTGCCTTCTCCGCAGCTGCAGCCTCAGCGATCTTCAGGGCCCCCAGCTGCATCTTGGCCTGCCACTTGGAGTCAGCCGCAGCCTCAGCTGCAGCCTGCTCTGCACGCTTGGCCACAAATTTGGCCAGACCTGCGGACATCTCCTGCAGTCGAGCAGCCTGTGCTGCCTTCTCTACTGCTGCAGCCTCGGCGATCTTGAGCGCGCCAACCTGCATCTGGGCAAGTCGTTTCGCTGCTGCCTTCGCTTCCTCCTCGGCAATCTTGGCCGAACCCGCCTGCATCTTCGCGAAGTAACCAAGAGGTACCTCGATTGGCTGCCCCAAGCTGCCTACTGAAGTGACGGTACGGCCTTTACCTGCGATAGAGGCGCTCTTGACCTTGGCCTCACCTTCGGCCTGCGCCTTTGCCGCACGACCCCACCCCTTCTTGATGGTCTCTTCGAGCGAGAGGAACGAGGTGTTGAGCTGCGCACCGAGATTCTTGATCTCGCCGACCAGCTCCTTCATCTCGCCTGCGCCAGCCTTCAGGCCGCTCGGCGCGGCAGCACCACCCGCAAGCGCCTGCTGCAGCTTCAGCAGCTCCGCGCTGGCCTTGGGCAAGTCGCGAAGAGCAGCCGCCAGCTGCTTGACCGCAGTGGTAGTGCCCTCGACGGACTTCTGCCCTGGCGAGGTGATATCGAGCTTGAGAGTTGGTCCCATAGCTGTATTCAGCCCTAGTTAAGGTGTACAATAACGGGCATGCAAAAGCTGAACGTAAAGCTCTGCCAGAAGGATACGGAAGCAGCACTGGGCCTAGCGGTTAGGCTGGGACTATCCGCCAGCGAAGCAGTCAGGTTTGCGCTTAGGGAGTGCTGGGAAGTCCGTAAATCCCTGCCCGAGCTATCTTCGGATGCCCTGAAAAAACGAGCAATGGGAACGCCAGAGGCAAGTTGGATTGACGTGCCCGGCTTTGAGGGCTGGTACGCCGTAAGCTCAATGGGAGAGGTGCGCAGTCTGCCCCGCAAAGTAACGACTCGGAATGGCAGGGTCTCCAGCAGGGTAGGAAAGGTCCTCAAGGCGTTTAAGGACAAGGACGGGTACCTGAAGGTGGGCCTACGTAAAGAAGGCCGCAGCTGGTCAAAGGCCGTCCATAGACTGGTGGCCGAAGCGTTCTTAGGCGTACCCACTACCGGACTTGAGGTTGACCACAGGAACTTCGACAAGGCCGACAACCGGCCTTGCAACCTCAGATGGGTGACCAGGCAAGAGAACCTGGCCCACTCTTTTAAGGCAAAGAGGAACTGCGCACGTACATGCCCGAAGAAAGCAAAAAAGCTGACAGCCGCCGAAGCTGACAGTATCTTTCGGCTGAAAGGCCTGCTAACGCTGTCAGAGACCAGCAGGCAATTCAAGGTCAGTTGCTCAGTGGTCAAGGGCATCTGGAGTGGCCAAGGTTGGTCTGCCTGATTCTCCACCACCTACCTTGGACCAGCAACGTCAGACTTGCCCGCGTTGTCCGTGGCCTTCCTCGTCTGGGCGATGTGCTCATCGAACTCTTCATCCATCGCCTGGACGAGATCGAGGAGGTTCTCGCGGAACTCGACAGAGTGGATGCCCAGCCCGTCGCAGTACTTGAACACCTCGCTGACGCTGATGGCCTGGGGCGAACCGTCAGACCACTGCCTGGCCCTACTCAGGCGGTCGTAGATCACCTGGTAGGCCTCCAAACGAGGCTCAAGCCTGGGGCGGTCCAGCAGCGCCTGCGGAGTGAACCCTGCTGTCTTCTGGAACTCCTGCAGGGCCTTGATCTGCTTGCCCCAAGTGAGGCGCCACTTGAGGCAAGCCCTCAGTTTCCCGCGGCAGCCTCGACCTGCTCGACGCGGTACAGCGCGACATCGGCAGCCTTGGTGGCCACCAGCTCGCGGAAGTCCTTCACGCGCAGCACCTGGAGCTTGCCGTTGCGGTCGGCGAGGAGCGGGCTGCCTTGGAACTTCAGGTTGCCGAAGTCCTTGAGGATCGTATCGGCCATGGCCTCGATCATCAGGTTCTTCGCGCGGATCTCCACGTCAGCGTCGGACAGCCGCTGCAGCTTCTTCTCGGCCTGCAGCTTCTCGTAGCCCAGGGCCAGGGCTTTCGAGTACGCCGTGTTGCCGGTGCGCGCAACGCGAATCCAGGGGTCGATGGCAGGGTCCTGGCCGTTGCCCAGGAAGATGACCACGCCGTCCTCTTCCTTCGATTCGTCGGTAGCAAAGGCTGCGTAAATGTCCATTTGGAGGCTCTCAGTTGAAGTGCAGAAAGTCTAGCAGACATTTCCAAGCTGTCAAAAACGAAAGGGGCCCTGCAGGGCCCCTTTGAGGGAGTAGCCGGCAGCTTACAGGGGAGCCAGCGCGGCACCGACGCGGTCGATGAAAATCGTCTTGCGCAGAGCAGGGATGGCATTCGCGTCATCCGCCAGCGCGCTCAGCTCCAGGGAAGCCATCAGGTCCTGGTCCTTCGAGCCTGCGACGATCTTGGCCGAGCGGATGTTGACGCGCGGCAGGGTCAGGATGTAGCCGTTGCCGGCCGGGTCCTGCGAGCCCACCACCACCGACGTGTAGACGTTGTTCAGGAACTTGTCGTACAGATCGCCGTTGGCAAAGTAGGCCTCCATCTGCGCGGTCACGGCGAGGGTGCCGGAACCGATGCCGACGTAACCGTAGTTCGCGATGGCTTCCTGGCTGCGCTGCACGTTGTCGACCGTCAGGTTCAGGCTCTTGACGAACGTGCTGGACAGCGGGGCACCGGCTTCCCACAGCTGGCCAACGCCCGTTGCGCCGCTCTGGATCTCGTAAGTGCGCGAGGCAGCCGTCGAGCCAGGCATGATCGTCGTGGCGCCGCGAACCGCAGTCTTGCCCATGAACTCGAAGCTGCCGTCGGTGAGCGCGGCCGCCACGAAGTTCAGCATCATCTTGCCCGGGGTCATCCCCTTGAAGACGAAGAACTGCGTGACATCGGGGTACTCCTTCTCGTACGTGAAGGAAGTCTGCAGGATGCCGTTCGAGATGCGGCTGGTCTGGATGGTGCAGCCGGCCTCGTTCGATGACACTGTGGCCGGCGTCGAAGCGTCCAGCGTGATCAGCGCGGCCGTCGGCGTGACGGTGCTGGACACCTTGAAGAACTTGCCGTTGTTCGGGCCGCTCGTCGAGGCCAGGCGGAACCACTGCCCACGGACCAGGTTGGTGAAGGCGCTGGTGCCGGAAGGATTGACCGTCGGCACGATGGTCGTGGCCGTGAAGGTGCCCTCGAAAACGGTGCCCACGCCATTGGTGCCGTGGACCTCCCAGGCGCCCTGCAGCACCGA